GCTCCGTTTATGCGTGCGCGAAATTCGCACTTTTTGTGGAGAGGGGGAAATAGGGCGTGCTAGTGCACGAAGTCGCACTAAACCTGCTCAACCCGGCCGAATACAACCCTCGCCGGATCACCGAGCAGCAGCTGGACGCCCTCACGCGCTCCATGCACGAATTCGGCGTGGTCGACCCGATCATCGTGAATGCAGATGGGACTGTCATCGGTGGACACCAACGACTGAAAGCCGCAGAACGTCTCGGCCTGGAGACGGTTCCCGTCGTCTACTTCGACCTCTCCAAGCCGCAGGAGAAAGCGCTGAACCTGGCGCTCAACCGGATCTCCGGGGAGTGGGACGAGGATAAGCTGACCGCGCTCCTCGCCGAGCTGGCTGACGACATCGACCTCGCGCTCACCGGCTTCACCGACGAAGAGCTGGCCGCCTTCCTCTCGGGGGATACGGGCACCACGGGACTGACGGATCCCGACGACGTTCCCGAGCCGCCCGAGGACCCGATCACCAAGCCGGGCGACCTTTGGCTCCTGGGACGCCACCGGGTGCTGTGCGGAGACGCGACTGTCCCCACGGACCTGGAGCGGCTCATGGGAGAGGAGCGGGCAACGGTGATGTTCACCGACCCACCGTGGAACGTAGCTATAGGCCAGGACTCCAACCCGCGGCACCGGCAGCGGGCCGGTCTCCGGAACGACAACCTGTCCGAGGCCGACTTTCAGGACTTCCTCGCCGGATTCATCGACGCCATTACGCCCTACATCACCGGCGACGTCTACTGCGTGCTGGGGGCCAGTGAGTGGCCGCGGCTCGATGCCTCGCTCCGGGACCGGGGCTACCACTGGTCCGCGACGGTGATCTGGGTGAAGGACGTCTTCGTGCTCGGCCGCTCGAAGTACCACCGGCGCTACGAGCCGATCTGGTACGGCTGGCGCGCCGACGGCAAGTCCTCGTTCTGCGACGCGCGCAACCTGGACGACGTCTGGGAGATCCCGCGGCCGAGGCGAAGCGAGGACCACCCGACGACCAAGCCGGTGGAGCTGTGCGCCCGGGCAATCGAGAACAGCAGCAAGCCTGGCAATCTGGTGGTGGATCCCTTCCTTGGATCCGGCTCCACCCTGTTGGCCGCTCACACTCTCGGCCGGCGCTGCTTCGGCCTGGAGCTGGAGCCGCGCTACGTCGACGTGATCGTGCGGCGCTGGGAGGCATTCACTGGGGAGAGGGCGGTGCTCGATGGCGATCCGCGGTCGTAAACCCAAGCCGGTCGAGCTGAAGGTGCTGGAGGGCAACCCGGGCAAACGGCCGCTCCCCGAGGTGCCCGAGCACAGTGCGCTGACAGCCAGCCCGCCCGCGGAGCTGCCTGCGCTCGGCAGGAACCTCTGGCGCCGGCTCGTGCGCGAGTTTGGCGAGACGAAGCTGCTGCAGGCCACCGATCGGGAAGCGCTGATTGTCATGTGCGACCTCTGGGCGATCTACTGCGACGCCATGTCCAAGACGCGCGCCATCGGCACCCTTGTCAAGGCGACCCACCACAACTCCGATCGGGCCGCGGTGACCATCAACCCGGCCTGGCGGGTGGCGCGGGACGCCATCCGGGAGCTGGAGCAGCTGTGGTCCCGTTTCGGGCTCACGCCGGCCGACCGCGCCCGGATCGGGATGGGCGGCCAGGGGGACGGGGATGACGACACGGAAGAATTCCTCTTCGGGCCCAGGCGCCTGTCGCCTGCCTCAGAGGCGGCAGCTCGGGAGGCTGGAGCGACTTGCCTATGAGCGCGCCGCGCGCGATCGGCGCGAGTGCAAGAAGCGCGGCCTGTGGTTCGACGCTGACGCCGCTGACCACGTAATCCAGTTCTTCGAGCGCAAGCTGCGCCACCACGAAGGGGAGTGGGCCGGGCAGCCGGTGAAGCTGGAGGAGTGGCAGAAGTTCCGCCTGGGCGAGACCTTCGGTTGGAAGCGCAAGGACGGCTCCCGCCGCTTCAAGACCTCCTACAACGAGTATGGCCGCAAGAACGGCAAGAGCTTCGAGGGCGCCGGCGTCGCCCTGTACTGCGAGGGAGGAGACGGCGAGCCCGGGGCCCAGGTCTACTGCGCGGCCACCAAGGAGGAGCAGGCCCGCGAGGCGGTGCACGACGCGGCCAAAGCCATGATCGCGCAGAGCCCGGAGCTGCGCAAATACTACAAGGTGCTGGCCAAGGCGATCGTGGTCCATCGCGCCGGCGCGAGCTTCAAGCCGCTGGGCGCCAACTCCAAGACGCAGGACGGGCTCAACTGCCACTGCGCGATCATCGACGAGACCCACGCCCACACCGATCGGCGGGTGTGGATGAAGCTCAAGACCTCGATGGTGTCGCGCCGGCAACCGCTCACCTGGATCATCACCACGGCTGGCGTCTACGACCCGGGCTCGATCGGCTGGGAGCTGCACCAGGACGCCGTGAACGTGCTCGAGGGTGTCTACGAGGACGACTCGCTGTTCGCCTACATAGCGGCGCCCGACGACAAGGACGATTGGACCAAGCCGAAGACCTGGTGGAAGGCCAACCCGAACCTCGGCGTCTCGGTGAAGCTCGAGGCGATCGCCGAGCTGTGCGAGGAGGCCAAGCGCAAGCCCTCGTTCGAGAACGAATTCAAGCAGATGCACCTGAACCTGTGGGTGGAGCAGGTGACGCGCTGGCTCTCCATGGAGGCCTGGCGGAAGTGCGCTGGGCGGGGAGATCTCTCCGGGCGTCCTTGCTTCGGGGGCCTGGACCTATCCACCAAGCTCGACATGACCGCCTTCTGTCTGTGGTTCCCGCCGGCGCGCGATGGACGGGCCGACGATCGGCACGATCTGCTCTGGCGCTTCTGGATCCCGGAGGAGCGGGTGCGGGAGATGGCCAAGACCGGACGCGAGCCCTATCTCATGTGGGCCGAGACCGGCGCCCTTACCATGACGCCGGGTGACTCCATCGATAACGAGTTCATCCGCCGGGATATCAACCGTCTCGCCGAGCGCTACCAGATAGCGGAGATCGCGTTTGACCCCTGGAACGCCTGGGAGCTCTCGCTCAAGCTCTCCGATGAGGACGGCCTGGTGATGGTGGAGACCCGGCAGGGATTCCGCAGCATGAGCGAGCCGGCCAAGGAGTTCGAGCGCCTGGTCGTCTCGCGGATGCTGCGCCACGGGGATGATCCCGTGGCGCGCTGGATGGCGTCCAACGTGGCCGTTCGGCAGGATTCGAACGGCAACATCATGCCGGACAAGGCCAAGAGCACCAAGAAGATCGACGGCATTGTGGCGGCGATCATGGCGGGAGGCCGCATGCTCGTGCACCAAGACGAGGGGCTCTCGGTCTACGAGGAGCGGGGGCTGACGGTCCTGTGAGAGAAGGAGGGCAGATGAGCCAATCGCAGCGCCTGACTCTCTCGGACCTGTTCCTGATCCTGGGCGCCCTCTGTGTGACGGCCGGGGTCTGGGTGGTCTACTGGCCGGCGGGCCTGGTGGTGCTCGGGGCGCTGCTGATCCTGGTCGGCTGGGTGGTGTTCGACTGATGGCCCGCATCCGGGGTCGCTTCCAGGCTGCCGTCAAGCTCCCCTGGGGGTCGCCAGCCGAGCCGAATGAGGAGCTTCTGCGCACCTTCGGCTATCCGGACACGCCAACCGGGGTCACCATCACGGAGGGCACGGCGCTGGCCCTGGCGACCTACTGGGACTGCGTGCGGGTGATCTCCGAGGACGTCGGCTCACTCCCGTTCCCCGTGTACCGGCAACTGGAGCCGCGCGGCAAGGTGAGGGCCCCGGAGCACAGGCTCTACGGGCTTCTGCACGACGAGCCCAATCCGGAGATGCAGGCCATGGACTTCCGGGAGGCGCTCACGGCCCACGCCGTCAGCTGGGGCAACGGCTACGCCGAGATCGAACGTGGAGGTGACGGGCAGATCCGAGCGCTGTGGCCGCTGCGCCCTGATCGCATGCGCTTGGAGCGCATCGAGGGGCGGCTTTGGTACTTCTACACGGTGAGCGGTGTCACCTATCCGCTGCGGCCCGAGCAGGTCCTGCACATCCATGGTCTGGGCTGGGACGGGGTGGTGGGCTACTCGGTGGCGCGCATCGCGGCACGGTCTCTGGGGCTCTCGGCCGCGCTGGAGGAGTACGCCAGCCGCCTCTTCTCGAACGGCGCGGCTCCCCGGGGCGTGCTGGAACGACCGCTCGAAGCCAAGAAGCTCAGCGACGAGGCCATCACGCGCATGCGCACCCAGTGGGCCGAGACGTATGGCGGCCTCTCCAACGCCCACCGGGTGGCCATCCTCGAGGAGGGCGTGAGCTACAAGGCCGTGGGCATGGGGGCCAACGAGGCCCAGATGCTGGAGAGCCGTCTGTTCCAGGCGGTGGAGATCTGCCGTTGGTTCAGGATGCAGCCTCACAAAGTGGGGATCCTGGACCGGGCCACCTGGGGCAACATCGAGCAGCAGAATATCGAGCACGGGACCGACACGATTCGGCCCTGGTGCGTGCGCTGGGAACAGGCCATAGCGGCGCGCTGCTTCTCTGCGGAGGAGCGGCGCCAGTACGTGGCCGAGCACGTGATCGACGCCCTTCTGCGGGGCGACTCCAAGACCAGGCATGAGACCTATCAGATCGGCATCATGTCCGGCTACTACTCCCCGAACGACGTGGCCGAGCTGGAGAATCGCAACCCGATCCCCAACGGCGACCAGTACTTCATCCCGCTCAACCTGATCCCGCTGGAGCAGGCTGGGGAAGACTCCGAGACGGAGGAGACAACCCCTCCTCCGCCCGAGCAGGCTCCGCCCGAGATCCGTCGACAGCGGACCGCACTCGCCTGCGAGCGCCTCTCCCGCGCCTACACGCCTGCAGTTGAGGTGGCGCTACGCGGCCTCTGGTCCGAGGGGCGGCGTCTGGTCATGCGCGCCGCCAGTGCGGTTGAGGACGCCACCGACGAGGCGGCCGAGCTGGAGGCCGCGGTGACCCGGGCCTGGAACGAGATTCCCCGGCAGGCGAGGCAGCGGGTGGAGGGGCCGGCGGTGCTCTTCGCCATGGCCCTCGACGAGATTCTCTTCGGAGAGCGGCCGCGCACGGAGACGGAGGACCTCGAGCGCAGAGAGGGTCAGCGGGTGGCCGCCGCCCTGAGCCTCGATCTCGCCGAGAGCCTCGCGGAACTGGTCGCCGTGATCGACGAGGGCCCCGGCGCTGTCGAGCGCCTGCGGGGCCTCTTTGCGGGGTGGACCGAATTGGATCGCGCAGGCCAGCTGGCCCGGGCGCTTCTCGTTAGCCTGCAGGAATCCATCGTGCCGGCTGAGCTCGCGCCGGCCGGCAAATAGGAGGTACGCATGCGGCCCACGCTTCGAAGGATTGTGCCCGTCACCTCCGCGGATCTGCGCCTGGTGCTCGGCTCTGCCGGCGAACCGGAGATCTCCCTCTACGACGAGATCGGCTGGTGGGGGATCACGGCCGAGGAGTTCAAGAGCAAGCTGGACGCCATCCAGGCCGAGCGCATCCACCTACGCATCAACAGCCCCGGTGGCGACCTGTTCGACGGGCTGGCCATCTACAACGCCATCCGCGATCACCCGGCCTACATCGTGAGCCACGTCGACGGCCTGGCCGCTTCGATGGCCAGCGTGGTCGCGCTGGCCGCCGACGAGGTGCAGATCGCCGACAACGCCTTCTTCATGGTGCACTACCCCTGGACCCTGGCCATCGGGAACGCAGCCGAGCTGCGCAAGACGGCGGACACCCTGGACAAGCTGGGCACGTCCATCGCCCAGACATACGAGAAGAAGAGCGGGAAGAGCGCCGCGCAGGTGGCGGCCTGGATGGAGGGGGAGACCTGGTTCTCGGCCGCCGAGGCGAAGGACGCCGGGCTGGTGGACTTGATCACGGGATCTGAGAACGAGGAGCCGCTCCAGGAGGTGGCCGCCCTCTTTGACCTGTCCATATTCGCGCACGTGCCGGCGAGCCTTGCCGGCCGCGCTGCTCCCCTAGCCGACCCACCGCGGGTCGACGAAAACCGCGCTGCGGCACTGGCCGATCTTGACCTGCGGCGGCGACGGCTGGACCTGGCAGCTCGGCC